TGGCGCCGACACCCCGTCGAAAAAAAGAGCCTCTTTTCCGCGAATTTCGCCGATTGAGCGACCCCGCCGCAAACGATGACTTTGAAACTTAAGGAACTGGCCTCTGGTTTGGGTCTCACCACGCAGCGCGTGAGCATCCTGCTCAAGGAGGGAATGCCCGGTGACAGCGTAGAAGCGGCAAAGGCTTGGCGGGAAGAGCGGACGGCCGCGAAAAAGCGTGGGGCGCCCAAGCCCAAGGTCGCCGAGCTCGACGACGGCAGCCTGGCCGACACGATTGAGGAGCACCGGGGGCTGGTAGGTCGAGCGCGTGGGGTTTGGGAGGCCGCGATGGAGATGGGCGACCCCAACCAGGGGAAGTACCAGACCGCGTACAACCAGAGCCTCAAGACCCTGATCGCGCTGGAGGAGGAGCAGGAGCGCCGTGCCCTTCTGGCCCGCGACTACATCAAGGCCAGCGAAGCGCAGGAGGCCATGATGCGCATCGTCGGCGAGGTCATCGCCCGCCTGGACAAGATGCCGGCGGAGATCGGGGAGTCGTGCAACCCCAACGACCCGCCGAAGGCCATGGAGGTCTTGGCGGCTTGGGTGCGGAAGACGCGGGAGGACCTGAGCCAGTGAACGGCGCCGAGCTGCTGGCCATCGGCCGCAAGGCTTTGAGCCCGCCCGACAACGCCGACCCGGTGCGGTGGCTGGCCAAGAACGTTACCAACATTCCCGACTCGCCTTTCAAGGGCGGATACCGGCCCGAGCGCTGGCCGTGGATTGCGCACGCCATCCGCATCTTCAGCGAGCCGGCGACGCGGGTGATGGTCATGCCCTGGGCAATCCAGTGCGGCAAGACCCTGACCATGCGCCTGCTGGCGACGCACCTGATGGCCAACGATCGGGGCAATATGGTCATCTACATGGACAACCAGGACAACGCGAAGGACTTCACCCTGCGTTACCTGCGGCCCATCTTCAACGTGGTGCCGGCGGTGCGGGACATCCTCTCGCCAAATGATAACGCGAAGAGCGACACCATCGACTTCGCCGACGGCACGATTGTGTACAACAACTCCGCCGGCACTGAGAAGGACCTGCAGCGCATCTCGACGCGGTATGTTTTCGGGGACGAGCTCTGGCAGTGGAAGAAGGGCGCCCTGCAGGAGTCGATGGCCCGCACGAAGGCATACGAGTGGACGAGCAAGAAGCTGTACGCCAGCCAGCCCGGGCTAGTGGGCGACGACTTCGCGAACCTGTACGGCACGACGGACCAGCGAGAATGGCAGTTCAGGTGTGTGGCCTGCGGGCATCTCCAGCCCTGGGTTTGGGAGATGGTAAGGTTTCCAGACGATGCGAAGACGGACGCGGGCTGGGACCACCGCAAGGTCGAGGACGGCACGACGTACGAGTGCGCCAAGTGCGCGGCCCGCCTGCCCGACACCAACGAGACGCGGATCAGGTGCAACGCCGAAGGGGAGTTTGTGCCGATGACTGTAAGCCAGAAGCGGGGCTGGGTCGGCCTTCACGTCAATGCGCTGGCCTCGACGAGCTGGGGGTCGTTGGGCGTGGACATGCTAAAGGCCAAGGAGGCCAGCGACACCTATGGCGACGAGGAACCCCGGCGCATCTTCAAGCAGAAGTATCTCGCCCTGCCCTGGAGCGACGACGGGGGCACGATGGTGACGGCGGCCTCCGCCAGCGACTACGCCCTCGCGGACGACTGGGAGGCAGAGGCAATGATCACCCCGAAGGCCACGCTGGCCGACAAGAAGGATGCGCCGCAGGGGTCGGTGCCTTTCCGCACGGCTGGCATCGACTGCCAACGCGGGCACTTCTTTGGTGTGGTCCGCAGCTGGAGCAAGACCGGGCATAGTCGCCTGCGGGCCTTCGCGCGGCTGGAGACTTGGGGCGATGTGGAGAACTTCACCAAGGCGCACGGGGTGCATCGTGCCTTGGTCGTCGTCGACGCCGGCGACAACGCGCAGGTGGTCTACGCCGAGACGGCGAAGCGGGGGTGGAAGTGCGCCAAGGGTTCGGGCCAGGACGACTTCACTGTCAAAGGGCGGGACGGCCAGACCAGCAAACGCTTCTATTCCGACGTGCAGAGCTACGTCGTGCCCGGGCAGGCGAACCGCGCCCGCCTGATCGTCTGGTCGAACCTCGCCGGCAAGGACCTGCTCTCCGGCCTGCGGGTGCGCAAGGTGCACACCTACGCCCGCGACACTGTGGCCGACTACGTGGAGCAGATGAACGCCGAGGTCCGGGTCCGCGACTCCCGCACGGGTAAACCGCAGTGGATTTTGCCCGCCGGCAAGAAGGACAACCACGCCCTAGACTGCGAGCTCTTGGCCATGTTGGTGGCGGTCCGCTGGGGTATCGTCGGGCGGGAAGGGGCAGGGGAGGCCGCGCCGCTCGATGCCTGACTTGACCTTTCTCCTAGTGTTGGCACCTTTGCTCCAGGACTGGCCGATGGTGCGTTGTTGGGGTGCTGTAATGGCTTGCGGCGCTCGGGTGCATGGAACACGTCGGCCAGTCCCCTCTTTACCCCCAGCCCAAGGTTAAGAACTGACCATGGCCCAAGGACTCCTGATTGGACTCACCGAAGACGAACTGCTGGCCATCCGGGCCAAGGCGGTGTCCGCGATCACGACTGGCCTGAACGTGGTGTCGTACTCCGACTCGGGGTCGAGCGTGTCGAAGCAGTGGGCGTTGCCGCCCAAGGAGATGTTGGACGAAGCCAACCACGCCCTTTACATCCTCGACCCGCAACAGTACGCGGCCCTGCGCCGGACTTCTGTCGTGGCCGTCCGCTGGGACTCGCGCAGCTTCTAATTTATGCCCCCCCGCAAGAAGACCATCAAGGCCGTCGAAGTTCCGAAGCCCGCCGCCGGCGCGCAGGGGGTTCCGAAGGCGCAGGCCGCGCAGGCTTGGTCGTCGAACTTCCAGAACGCGGGAATGTCGTTTGCCCGCCGCGCCTGGTACGGCTCGACGCCGCAGGACGCCCGCAAGGACGTGAGCCAGTACGATCGGCAGTCCCTGCTGCAGAAGGCCCGCTACGCGGAGAAGAACTACCCCAGCATGGTGCAGTACGTGAACGACATGGTCATGTACGTGGTCGGCGACGGCTCCAAGCCCACTAGCCACGCGGCCGACCCGGCCAAGGGCCGGCTCTACGAGGAGTACTACCACCGCGCCACGCGCAAGGCCGACATCACCGGCCGCTACACGGGCGAACAACTCCAGCGCATCATCGTCAACACCTGGGCGGTGGACGGCGAGGTCTTCGCCCTCAAGGTCACTGATGCCCAGGGCAAGGCGACCACGCAAATCATCGAAGGGCACCGGGTGGTCAACCCGACCATGCCCAACCAAGTCACCCCCGACACCTGGGACGGCTTCGTCTTCGGCAAGTACGGCGAGGTCATCGGCATCTGGGTGCAGTTCGGCGAAGGCCAGTACGAGCTCAAGAAGGCCGGCACCTATTTCCACATCGCCGACTTCAAGCGGGCGAGCGGCGCCCACGGCCTGCCCCCGATGGCCCACGCCCTGAACTCGATGCAGGACCAGACCGAGATCATCGAATTGGAGAAGCGTGCGACGAAGCAGGTCACGGACGTGCCTTCCATCCTCACCAAGAACGGCGGGGCAATCGACGACAGCATGGCGGCCGACCTGAACGGCACCGCCTCTTCCGACTTTGGCAACATCGGCGCCCAGATGGGCGGCAAGCTGCTGGTGCTCGAGCCCGGGGAGGACCTAAAGAGCGTCACCCCGAACTTCCCGCGCCAGAGCATGGAGATGTTCAACGCGGTGCTGGCCCGCATGATTGCGGCGGGTGGCCTTCCTTACGAGGTGGTCAACGACGGCAGCAAGGCTGGCTCCGCCCTGGTGCGCATGGTGCTCGGCAAGGCGGACCGCTACGTCGGCGACAAGCAGTGCATGCTTCACGACTGCTACCTGATCCCCGACTGGCAGTGGCGCATCGGCACGGCCATCGCCAACGGCGAACTGCCCGACGACCCGAAGTGGGCTGACGTTGAGTTCAGCGTGCCCCAGAGCCCGAGCATCGAC